TCCATGATGTTTACCATCAACCAACCGCCGGGAGTAAGTTTTTCAAAACACTTTTTCATTACAGGAAGATAAAACCCGTCTCTCCATGCTTCATAGGAATTATATCGACTCCATGATTGATCACTCTCAAACTTACTACCTTCAGCATATCGTTCTGTAGCAAAGTATGGTGGAGAACTAAACATGATATCAATATCATCCGGAATTTCATCCCACGGCAGGTCCTCTGCCGGTGATCTATAAATTTTTACTTTCTTTTTACCTTCAACTGAAAACCATTTATCACCAAACTCAGATTTTGGTTTTTCACAACCTAACCAGTTTTCGTACTGTACTGCCATCTTGTGATAATTTTCATGTAGATCACCATTCGGATCCATACCATAATATTCTTCAGCATTAGAAGTAAAAAATCCCGTCATGCGATCACCCCAACCCGAACTTGTATCTAAAACTTTTTTCGACTTTGTTAAATCGTAAAATGCTTTTGCTACTGAAGGTTTAAATTGAGTGGCAAAATATGCGCCTACACGAACACCCTCAATATACAAATTGTTTTTCAAAGGTGATTCACATTTTGGATGTAGTCTCCATATCGGTGAAAGTATTTGTTTCAAATCTGTTTGATCATCCCACATTGTAATCGGACTAGGTGATCTATCATAACTACATTTCATTCTTTCACGATTCATAAAGGCATCTGCAATAGTATTATAATTTGAACTAAAATTTAAAATGCCTAATCCCCATTCAGGAAAATTACCCACATAGTCATCATATTTTTCATGAACCGTTTTACATTTTTCTTTTGGGAAAATATTATCTTTTAGATTGAGATCACACAAGCCATAAAATAATTTTCTAACTTCATGCATTTCAAATTCCCGGAATGGGAATTTAGGGTGGTGTTTTTCAAAGAAATGAATCATAGTATCGATCATGACTTTAGCCCGTTTAGACATAGGCAAAGAAATATCAGGATCAAGATACTTTGTATTTAGATTTTGCCAGGTGAATAAATCGAATATTGGCAAACCATATTCATTCGTGTTATCTTCATATATTTTTAATAATTCTTCATTCATAGAGAAAGTCCTGTTGCCGCAGAAAGATATTGGCTCTCCATATCCTTTTTGGCTTTACCTTTTGTCATAACTTGATCACTAGAAATGGTAAATGATGTATCAACAGAAGCCATCATCCACGGCACTACAGCTATGCCCATTTGACCTTGTTGAGTGGGTACCGTCTGAAGTGTCATTGGAGTTTCCAAAATGAGTGTATCATTTTCTCCTTCTGTAATTCGTGCTATTACCTCTTCACCTGTTTTCAACTTTAATATATAAACTTCTTTTGACATCTATTACCTTTATTTAAATTCACAATCTACCATCATCTCTGTGAGACAAGCAACTAAATTAATTTCTTGATCTGCAACAAATGCAGACTTGTATTGATATTCAGCAATAATAAGAACAGCTTGAGGAATCGATGTATCCTTGAGATGTTCATGTATTCCATCATAAATCTTACGAAAAATCTTAACTGGATCATTATCGATATTTTGAGTAACCCATTTACGAACTTCTGAAAAATGTTTTTCTTTCAATGCTTTCATCAATTCAAGAAGATTGATTTCGCCAATCTGTGCCAAGATACCGGCATCAATAACACCACCGGCCGAATATCTTTGAAGTTCGTTTATAACTCTCCGCATATCTGGAAAGTGTTTCAAAACTAATTCAACAAGAACTTTTTCATCAAACTGTACTTCTTTTGTCTTTAATATCTCTTTAACTCTTACTAAACATTCTTGTCCAAGTTTTGGTTTCTCTGATCTAGGAATTACAAATTCTATAACAGAGCAACGACTATGGATAGGATCGATGATCCGATTACGAAAATTACAAGTAAAGATAAAACTAACATTGGCGCTAAATTTTTCAATGAACCCCCTTAGTGCAGGTTGAACCGAATCAGCATTCATATAATCTGCCTCATCGACTATTACTACTTTTCTTCCACCTTGCATGGAAACAGAACTACAATATTGTTGTAGAGTAGTTCTAACAGTATCTATGTTTCTTCCTTCATTCGATCCATTGATCATTAAATAGTCTAAACCAATTTCATCACACATAGCACGAGCTATTGTAGTTTTACCTACACCAGCTCCGCCAGACAAAAGTAGATTTGGAATTTTACCATCATCAACGAAACCTTGAAAGACTTCTTTGGTTTGTTCTACTAGAATACAATCTGCCACAGTCTTGGGGCGGAATTCTTCTACCCATAAAAAATTATCCATTAATTAAACCGTGCATAAGATTCTACATTAGAAATTGGCAATGTACTCCCAACGAACTTATCTGCAAGATAAGCTTTATCTGTTCTATGATCATGACAATCATAACACATATCACGCCATTTTACTTTACCAGAAGCATACTTATTGTCCATGTCACATGGTTTACCACAGTTTGAACAATTGGGGCGATCTGGATAAGATTTAAAATTGTCCATTTTATCCGTTATAATTTGAATTTTGTTCTGTTGCGATCCAATATTGTAATTTGGAATGTTCGTGAGCAAAGTGTGCGATACCTTTGGAAGAGATTCCAACTTGATATCCACCACTCAACAGTTTCATGTTTTCAATCTTGAAAACCATTTGAAATTGTTTATCTGTAGTTCCTACTTCATTTCGGAATTCATCAGAAGAATTATTATTAGTGTCAGTAGCCACTAAAAACGTTTTATTTCCATCACCTTGTACAACTAATTCTGGCAATGATAAAACTTGTGCCGCTTTTAGAGTGGCATCATATGCATCTTTAGTTAATTTAAAGTTAATTTCTGGTTCAGGAAAATCAAGTTTCTTCTCTGGAGGTAGTACTAACATGGCGGGATCACCATATACATAATCCAATACATATTCACCACTATGAATATTTAATTTGTTCTCACCAAAATTCAATTCAGGAGTTTTATCAAAAAGACTAAGTGCACCTAACAATTTGTTAAGATCATAGATAGCAAATGTCTGTGGAATATCCTCACTAATTTCTGCACTTGTCAGAATATTTTTTTGAGGAGAAATTGTTGACAAGGTTTTACCTTGTTTGAACTGTATGTTCTGATTTATTGCTGCGTAATTTTTAAGTATCGCGAGGGTTTCGGCTGTAAGTTTCATATAACTCCGTATGTTGATTTATTAATAGTATTACGATATATAAGTATTATAACATGTATTGCTGATTTGTCAAGCTATTTTGTTGGCGTTGTAAGTTGCTTTTTCTTTTTTTCGACCCGTTCTGATTTCCTCCTTTCCTGCCTTGATTGTTTTCGTTCTTCTTGATGAGGTCTATTATTTACATCTACCCCATGAGAAGCGTATTCTAAATTACCTAAATCTTTCAATGTACCATTAAAGACATAGGTACCAACATGATTTACTTCCATCCAAGGACATAACCAAGTTGTAAATCCTATTTTTCTGGCAAATTGACAGAACATATAATCTTCAGACAAATATCGGTCTGAACCACTTGCACCTTTTCCGGCATAGATTTCATTATCAATGACAGTATCAAAGAATGCATGAATGTATCGTTTACCATCAAAATGTTCTGAACGATTATGATCCGGCTTATAGGAAAATTGTGGATATTCTTCTCGGAATTTTTCAAAAACTTCGCGGGCAATAATAACAAATCCTGTACCCACTTCTAATACTTCAGTTGGTTCAGTTACTTTAATTTGAGTTGTGCCTTCTGTTGGATTGAATACAAAATCACCTGTATATTTTTCTAAAACGTTTGGATCTTCGTCTGCAAGTCCTGCATCGACTGCATTTCTTACTTTTTCCCATGCAATACACTTCTTTGGATAAGGCGCACCAATAATTGGTTTATCTTCTCCAACTAGAGTTGCAAGTGCTAATACATCTTGAGGATTAAAGTTGATGTCTGAATCGATGAACATCAGGTGAGTATAAGGGGAACGCAAGAATTCATCAACTAGATAATTTCTCGCTCTTGTAATTAAACTTTCATTAAAGAGATAAAAGAACTTTACATCCATTCCATATTTTGTGGCAGTAGTTGCCAAATCACAAGATGCTTTAGTGTACATCCCATGACATTGACCACCATACATTGGTGTACCAACAAATATTTTCTTTTTTCTCAATTCATTAATATCTATTGAAATTTTCATTTCACTTTTCCTATTATAAAATTATTATAAATGTTGAGCAGAGCTTAAACTATCCTAACCTCAACTCTCTGCACGTACTATGAGTCTTTTTGGAAAGGCCTCTTAACTTCATTTAAGTAGAGCTCTTACTAGCACTCAGTCCAAAGTCCGTCCCTTTGATCCTGGCTTTAGAGTCATTTACTCAACAATTGCACTTGTGTTTCATCAATTCCTCCGTGTTTTTCTATTACTCTATCAATTAGAGTACAAGGCACGAAACCATAAACAGTATCACAAAGACTTGTATCATCTTCTGCATATTTAGCAAGTAATGTTTCTTCTTCAGACGGATATCCGACTTCA